TCTTCAACGTTAATTTCGACGGTTGGTTTGACTTTCGCAAGAAGGTTGAAGCGACGTTAACGGTTAACACTATACCTATCGCAAGTGGACACGTTCAAGTTAAAAAGTTATACTGGCAAAGCGGGAAATTGTTCGAATTTGAAGTTGTATTCTTTGGTGAAGTTCCAAACCTTGCAAGACTATTAAATGAAAAGAAACTCAAAGATATTGAATCGATTGTCGCTGGTGATTTGGACTACGATTTACTTCACGAAAATGTTGAAACACCACCTAATGCGCACACGATTTTAACTCTTTGCGATAAGTGGAATCTTACCGCTTATAATCCTGTTGGACAACCTGTTTATTCAACGTCTGTTCCTATACCACCTTTATACAAACCTTTGTACGTTGGACATCTTACTCCTGCTGTCAAGGCGCAATACTTATTCGACCAAATTCTTGCGGATGCAGGTATTCAATATTCGAGTGATTACTTAGAAGAGATACTTGAAAACGTTTATGTTCCTTTTGTGAACGGACAATACTTGAATAGTGCCTTAGGATTAAACGACATTGCTTCTAATTTAGGTCTTGCGTCTAACCTTAACAATATAGCGTTTGCAAATAACGATCAATACTACGATTTATACACTCAATTCACTGAATACGAAGACGCAGGAAACGATTGGAGTAGTGGAATTTATACCGCTCCATTTAATGGAACATTCACATTCAGATGTTGGATAAATGGAACAGCGACTTCAACAGGTGGAACAAACGTAGGAAACGTTTTATTTGGCTTTCATCCACAAGTAAACGACGTGTTTAGTGACCAAGATACTTTTACATATAGTCTTGGAACAAGCACAACAAACACTTTGAGTTCAACAGGAAATATAACTCTTGAACTAACGCAAGGTGACGAAGTAAAGTTTGTCTTTGGAGCGCAACCATATACTTCGGGAAACGGAACAATGGAAATTGACTTTACAGGAAATGCAAATGTAGATTACACAGGAACAGGTGTTGAACTTGTCAGCGTTGGAACAGCGTTGACAGGTGACACTTGCGTAATGGAGTTCAACGCTCCAGATATGCGCCAAATCGATTTTATCACATCAATTCAAAAGATGTTCAACCTTGTTTTCGTGGCTGACAAGACGCTTCCAAACACGCTTAAGATAGAACCAATGGTTGAGTATATCGCAAGTGGAAACACTCTCGATTGGTCGCAGAAATTGGACTTGTCGAAAGATATAATGTACTCACCAACGACTGACCTTCAGAAGGCAAAATTCTCTTTCACATACACAAGTGATTCAGACTTTTTCAATTCAGTTTACACCGACAACGGACGCACTTATGGACGTTATGAAGTAACTGAATCAGACTTCGAAGTAATCAATGAGTTCGCAACGGGTGAAGAAAAGGTTGAGTTAGCGTTCGCGTCTACACCTTCCGCACCTGTCGAAAACACCGATGTTGTTGTTCCTAAATTCTTGAACGCAGAAGGGCAATTCGTACAACCGAAGCCACGCATCCTTTATTACTTCGCAGACTTCTTCGTGAATATGTTTGATGAAGTGAGTGGTGACGTAGTGCAAACTGCTGTAAAGTGTTTGAACAATTACTCGACAATGAACGCAACGGTAACAGATAGCGACTTAAACTTCGCTCCCGAAATACCACCGCATACAATCATTGCTAATCCATATAACAACCTTTACAATCGTTGGTGGAGAAACTACTATCGCGAACTATTCGACGGACAAGCGCGAATTTTAGAAGGAATGTTTGCGTTAACGCTAAACGACATCTTCACGTTTCAATTCAGCGACAAGATTTGGATTATCGATTCTTGGTGGCGCGTTCTCGACATTGAAGGCTATGTAGTAGGCGAACAAGACCTAACGAAAGTTAGACTTATTCGCGTTCTGGACATCAACAACGACTGCGACCTTAAGCCTGTGTCTGCCAACCTTGACCAAAGTCTTAATTGGGAAAATGCGAATGGTGATCCTGCGTCAGTAACACAAGACTGTTGTCTTCGTTTTGGGTACAATTGGAACAGCGCAAAGAACAACTGCTACTCACAACCCAATAACGGAACACGCTCCTTCATCACACAACAAGCACCTTCGTTAGCACCAACTAAATTCGGTGCGCCTGTTAGTTTCGGTGGTTCGATTACTCAGCCAGTTAAGACGATAACGACCGATTACGTTGTAACAAACTTCGACCGAATGATTTTTGTAGATACAACAGGCGGTGACATCACGGTCTATTTACCTTCAGCAACGACAACGGCAGGTCGTGAATTGATAATTCAAAAGAGCGTTGCACCAAACAACGTAACAGTACAAGCATACACAGGAGAAACGGTTGAAGGAAGCGGAAGCGTGACGTTTACAGGAATGGGTGACACAATAACAATAATAAGCAATGGAAGCGACTTCAAAGGAACATCTTCAAAGTAAAGCAGGCGCAATGGTCGCTTGTTTGGAGTTCATTAAGTTGAACGTCAAGAGCGAAAGTGAGTTTGGAAAATTAGCTAACGGAAAGCGTAAGTTAAAAATGTGGAAGCACTACGCTTGGAAAGTGACGCGTATTTCGGTAAACGTAGCCTTTTGGATATTTATCTTATATAAACTACTATTCTAAATGGCGAATACAATTGATTTTAATGTAACCACTAACGCTGTCAATGTCCTTAATCAAACGGCAACAGCGGCAGACAATACAGCGCAAGGGTTTAGTTCGGCGAAGGCAGAGCTTCGTGCGTTGAATCAGCAGTTGCTACAAATGGATTCTTCGAGTGAGGAGTTCAAAAAGGCTTCCGCGCGTGCTGCTGAATTGAAGGATAACATTTCCGACTTGTCGGCTGAGATTAGTGCCAACGCAGGTAATGCTTTCGAAGGTCTTTCGAATAACGTTAACTTGTTTGGTAGTCGATTAATGGACTTAGACCTTAAAGGCGCAGGACAAGCACTTACTGCAATGGGTGGCGCTGTTGGTCGCATTGATTTTAAAACAGTAAAAGATGAGGTTGGTGGGTTGGTTAAGGGTTTAGGTAATCTCGCTATGTCGGTGGTTTCTAATCCATTTTTTTTGATTGCAGGTACATTAGCAGCTATTGCTTATAATTATGAAGACATTGCAAAGTGGGCAACGCAAACTTCAAAAGAACAACAGAATCTTGCAAAAGTAACCGATGATTTAAATAAAGCAACAGAACAAGAACTTCTTAAAGGTTCTGAAAAAATAGCGCAAGTTGAAATTTTAACAAATCGTGTTAAAGACAACAATTTAACAGAGAAAGAAAGAAGACAAGCATTGAAAGATTTAGAGACAATGTACCCAGCGTACTTCTCAAATCTTAACGGAGACATTAACGACACTGAAGCGTTAAACGCGGCTAAAGAAAAGTTAATTACAAATATCAAAGCAGAAGCAAAAGCAAACGCTGCAAAATCTTTGCTTGAAGCAGAGTACGCAAAGAAGATAGCGTTAGAACAAGAACTTGCTGCTAAAAAAGGAAAGTTAACACAAGAACAATTTGACAAAGCAGTAGAAACAGCGAGATTTAATTCACAAACTTTATTTAAAGAAACAAACCAAAATATAAGTGAATGGTATAATGGAACAGAAGGAATAGGAAAAGCTGCTTTAGATTTAGAGGAATCCAATCAAAGAATAGCCTATCTTGAGCAAGAAGCAACATCGGCAGTTCTGGCTAATGTTAAGACGGAAGTAAAAGCAATTCGTGAAAGAACAAAAGCGGCAAGTACCGCAGCCCAAACAGAAGAAGAAAGAAAGCAAAAAGAGATAGACGATTATAATAAATCGCAACAAGAGATAACTGATATTTTAGCCAAATGGGAACAAGAAAGACTTGACGCGCAATTAAAAGCACAACAAGATTATATTCACGCAAATCAAAGCGCACAGGCTAACGAATTGTATGATTTAGAGCAAAAGAAAATAAAAGAACTTGCAACATTTGAAGGCTCTGAAGAAGATAAAATTTTAATAAATGAAACTTATCGTCTTTTAGAAATCGACATTAATAAAAAGTACGACGACTTAGCACTTCAACAACAACTTGACGCTAACGAGAAGCAAAAGGCTGCGGATGAAAAAGCAAAAGCGGACGCATTAGAAAGAGAAAAACAATTAGCCGCTGACAAATTAGCCGCAGAACAAGCGTTAATGGATGCTAAATTCAATCTTGCTTCTGCTTCGGTGAACTTATTAGGTACACTATTCGCAAAGAACAAGAAAGCGGCAGACATCGCGTTTGCTCTTGACAAAGCGTTAGCCATTGCACAAGTAGTCGTGAACACCCAACGAGAAATAAGCAGTTACAATTCAAACCCATTCTGGTCCGCTTCAATAGACGGTGGTGCTTCAATTAAGATTCCTGCAATCATTGGTGCTAAACTTCGCGCTGCTGCTTCTATTGCTACAATAGCAGGAACGGCAATAGGTCGTTTTGCAGGTGGTGGTGCGAGTGGTGGTAGTGGAGTAGGAGCAACAGGTGGTGGTGGTACGTCCGCTCCTTCACCTGCGAACTTTGCCTTTGTCGGCAACCAACCCAACCAACAACAACCACCATTACAAGCGTACGTCGTTGGAACGCAAGTCAGCAGCAATTTAGAGGCACAACAATTAATACAAAATCAATCAAGACTAGGAGGATAAAACAATGAAAAAAATTAAAGTTATTGAATACGGAATAGACGAAGGCGGTCTATTAGGAGTATACGCAATCAGCGTAGTTGAACAACCTGCTATCGGTGTAGACTTTGTCGCACTATCAGAACAACACAACGTGAAGTTCAAAGAAGATTTTAGAGGTCTTTTGTATGGTGCGTTATTGATTCCCGATCAACTTATTTACCGACGCAACGACGAAACGGACGAGGAATACTATGTGAAGTATTCGAAAGAGACCATTCGCGCTATCGCTTACAACTATTTGAAACAAGCGAACCAAAACAACGCAACGGTTGAACACGCGAAAGTGGTTGACGGAGTGTCGCTTGTTGAAACGTGGATAATCGAAGGCGAGAATGACAAGTCGAAGAACTTCGGGTTCGACCTTCCAGAAGGCACTTGGTTTGGTTGTATGAAAGTAGAGAACGAAGAAGTGAAGAAACAGATACAAAACAAAGAGGTTCTTGGTTTCTCAATTGAAGGAAACTTTATCGCAGAGAAAGAAATGTATTTGAGTAAGCACGAAGAGTTCGCAGCCATTCTTGCAGAAATCGAAGAGCTTCTAAAAGGAGAATAAGATGAACATCGAAGCAGGTGGTTTCTTTAAGTTGGAGTTATTCAACGACGACGCTACCCTGTTTCTTAATGCTCTCACGAAGATAACGAATGAGGGCGGTAAAATGGGTTTTAAGACGTACGGGTTGGATGCAGATGAGTTGAAGATACTCAACACGATTCTCGACAATTTAGGATAAAAAAAACGGAGGGAAATCACTCCCTCCGTCAAACCAAAAATCAAAATTGTAACCTATGAAAAGTTCAATTACGAAACAAATATACCTCTTTTTATATCTACGAATCAAACAAACAATTAACAGAATTATGAATTTACGAGAAAAAGTAAACGCTCTATTCGCAAAGCACAACGTTTCTCTCTCTGCCGAAGAGGTTGTTGAGGTGAAGCAAATGGTTGAGGCGATTTTAGAGGACGGCACAAGCATCTACACAGACAGCGACGTTTGGGCTGCAGGTGTTCGTGTATTCGGTAAAGACGCAGACGGCAATGAAGTCGTAATTGCAGACGGAGAATACAAGACAGCTGAAAGCATTATCGTTGTTGTTGAGGGTGGTCTTGTGACTGAATTAAAACCAATGGAAGAAGAAAAGCCAGAGGTTGAAGTAGTAATCGAAGAAGAACAAACTTCTGAGGTTGTTGCTGAAGAATCACTAAGCGCAGAGGTTGAAGGACTTTTGTCGTTAGTTGCTAAGTTGGAAAGCGAACTTTCTGAAATTAAGAAAGCAAACGCAGAACTTTCAAGCGAAGTAACAAAATTAAGCGCACAGCCTGCAGCGACTTCTATCAAAGAAGTAAAACAGGCAAAAGTTACCGCACCTTCTAAGCCTTATCACAAGATGAGCGCAGAGGAGCGTTTCGTATTTCACTTAAACAAATAAAAAAAAACAAACAATAAAAAATGGCTACTACATTATCACCTAACCCTATCAGTTCAACATTCGCTGGTAGAGAAGCGGCAGGATATATCCGCGCTGCATTTTTGAGTAACGAGTCTTTGGCTGCTGTTACTTTCAAAGAAAACATTGAGTACAAACAAGTTGTTCGTCGCTTAGTTGACAACATCACTTTCGAAGCACCTACTTGCGACTTTACTCCACTTGGAACTGTTGCATTGAGCGAGCGTGTTTTGACTTTGGAAAAATTCCAAGTACAGAGAAATTTGTGTAAAAATGACTTTTTAAAAGATTGGGAATCGTCTGCTGAACAAAACAACCAACTTCACGCTTCATTGACTGACGCTATCATTGCAAACGTTTTGGCGGGTATTGCTGCTAACAACGAGCGCGTAATGTGGCAAGGTGTGAACGCAACAACTGGAGAGTACGCAGGTTTCGAAACTTTGTTCTTGGCTGACGGTGACGTTCTTGATGTTGCTGACGCTGAAGTTATCACATCTGCAAACGTTATCGAAGAAATGGCTCGTCTTGTTTTAAGACTTCCTGTACGCGTTCGTCGCGCTACTGAGAAGCCTGTAATCGCAGTTTCTTCAAATGTTGCTGAAGCATACAGAACTGCAATTCTTGGTCTTGGTGGTGGTTCTTACCTTTACCAAGGTGAGACTGTTAAGATGACTTGGCAAGGTCAATACGACATCGTAGAATGTCCTGGTATGTCTGACGACACAATGGCTTTCTATCAGAAGTCAAACCTTTGGTTTGGTACTAACTTACTTGACCAATGGAACACCGTTGCAGTATTGGACATGTATCAATATGACCTTTCACAAAACGTTCGTTTCTCTGCTCAGTTCTTCGCAGGTGTACAATACGGTTTCGGAAACGAAATCGCATTTTACCAACCAGCATAATCTCAACCATTCTAACCCTTGCACAAGAGGTAGCGGCTTAAACACCGCTCCTCTTTTGTGCTAATAAAAAACATACAAATATGGCTTGTGAATTAAGTATAGGATTTACACTCGATTGCAAAGACGGAATCGGTGGTATTAAGCAAATCGTTTTGTTGGATCAATCATTGGTTACAGGTATTACATTGGACTCATCTCAAGTTATCACAGCAATTGCTGGTCCAACAGATGCAGACTTGTATACTTATGAACTTCCAACACAAACAGGTTCATTCGAAGAAACAATTAATTTCAACCGCGACAACGGAACGGTGTTCTACACTCAGACCGTTAACGTGATGTTGCACAAATTGAGCGCAGCAAAACGCAAGGAATTGCAAACGGTTGCACAGGCTCGTGTGATTGTATTCGTTCAAGACACTAACACAAATTGGTGGGCTGTTGGTTACGAGTACGGAGCAGACCTTTCAACTGCAACAGCAGGAACAGGAACGGCTTTAGGAGATGCTAACGGGTACACCTTAGCGTTCACTCACGAAGCAGCAGTTCGCGCTTATAAGTTGAGCGGAGCGCCTTCTTCTGTGATATCGTAATAAAAAAAACTTTTACACATAGAGGAGCAACGCGCTCCTCTGTGCTGTAATTTTAACGTAAAGGAAAGATAGAATGGTTTATCTAAATACAAACACAGCGAATCAATATGCGTGGCTTTCGTTGGACGAAGGTCGCCAGTATTTCAACGTTGCCTTTACTCACTACCTACTCGTTTTGACTTACGAAATGACAGGTGAACAACTCGCGCAAGTAGTGACCGTGATAAACGAGAACGAACGCGTGACTAAAATAAGACTAACAACCGTTGGTTTGACCGATGCAGGACGTTATCATTACGAAGTGTATGGTCAAAACAGCTCAAGCAATATAGACCCTACCAATGCTTCCGTCGTTGGATTGGTTGAAAAGGGGTTAATGATTTTACAAGACGGAACAATTTACTTTGACGTTTCAACACCGACAATCCCTGTCGATGTAATTTACACAGGCGCATAAAATGGAAAACAATATACAATCAATTAATCTTTCATTATATCAGCCAGTTGAAGCGGTTGAAAAAGAAAACAGAAGCGGTTGGATTGACTATGGTCAAAACAACTTATTCCCTCAACATCTCATAAACCTTTACCAAAACTCACCAATACACAACGCGTTGGTGAACTCAATCTCTTATATGATTGAGGGACAAGGAACAGGAACTATTCTCGACAACGCTTTGCAAGGTATTGCCTTCGATTTAAAACTTCAAGGCGCATTTGTTGCTGAAGTAATTTGGTCAATGGACTTTACACGCGTTGTACAAATAAACCACTTGCCTTTTGAGAATTGCAGACTTGCATACGACAAAGAAGAAGACGACATCACAGGAATTTTCTACTCGAAAGACTGGGCGAATACAAGAAGCAAAAGAGGTAAGCCCGAATTTATTCCTGCGTTCAATCCTTCAATCGCACAAGAACAACCAAGACAAGTTATTTACGCACACGGAATGTCTGCGGGAAGTGTTTACTATCCTAAACCCGACTACTTCGGTGCATTGAACTACGTTGAATTGTCTTATCAAATGGGACTTTACCACGTCAACAATATCTTGAATGGTCTTTTCCCTTCATTCATCATTAACTTCTTGAATGGTATTCCGCAAAAAGAAGAACGCGAGGCTATTCGTCGCGAATGGGAAACAAGATTGAGCGGTGCAAGTAACGCGGGTAAGTTCTTAATGACATTCAATGAAGATCCTGCACGCGCTCCACAAATCGAAGCGTTTCCTTTGTCGGACGCAGACAAACAATATCAGTTCTTATCAGAAGAAACAGCGAAGCAAATTATGGTTGGACACCGCGTTGTGTCGCCATTGATTCACGGCATACGCGACACAACAGGATTCGGTTCGAACAAAGACGAAATGTTGGTTGGTTTGGAGATATTCAACAACCAAGTTATTAAGCCTTATCAAAGAATCATTGAGCGTGTTTTCACTCCGATTTTAGGAGAGATAAACATCGAAATGAACTCGCCATTTGACTCAGAAGTTGTAGTTGTTGAACCAACGGTGCAAACTGCTGAATTAAAAAAAAAAGTTGTAACTGCTGAAAACAAAATAAGCGCAGAAAATAGCGCGTTGTGGTTGGCTTATCTTAAAGAGAAAGCGGAATATATCAACGAAGAAGAGTGGGAGTTGATTTCCGACGAAGAAGTAACTAATCCAGAAGGCGAAGAAAAATATCGCACGGAGTTTATGAGCGTTCGCGGTTATTCAAACCCCGACCAAAGAGATACATTAGACACAGGACTTTACAAAGTACGTTACTACTATTCAAAGAATTTTACATATAAAGACGGAGAAATTGTAACGCGTGATTTCTGTCAAGAAATGGTAGCGCTTTCAAAAATGGGTGCTCTATTCCGTTACGAAGACATTCAAGATATGAGCGACGCAGGAGTAAACGGAGAGTTCGCTCCACAAGGACAAAGTTCATATAATTTGTTCATTTTTAAGGGCGGAGTCTACTGCCGCCACGCTTGGTTCAGAAAAGTATTCGTACGCAAAAGAGAAGGTGGTCGCTTCCTTCCAAACGACGGATTGAAAAATGACAAAGTTGTAACAGGTGCTGTTGCAAACGAACTATTTCCAAAAGGCGAAGAAGCGGTTCGTCCTAACGATATGCCGAATAGAGCATCATTAAAATATAAATAAAAACTACAATGGCACTACAACCCGAAGTTCTACTCATAGACGAAAACTATATCAAAAAATACACTTGGATTAACGGCTCAGTTGATCCGTTGCTTATGTACCCTGCTATCTATTTGTCTCAAGACAAGTACGCTCAGTTGTATTTTGGAACTGACCTTTACAATAAGATAAAAGAAGACGTTGTAAACGACGATATTACGGGCGCATACGAAACGCTTCTTGACGATTACTTGCGTCGAATGGTAATGTGGTGGACGATGTACGAAGTGCTTCCGCATTTGTACGTTAAAACGGACAACGGAAGTCTTGTAATTCGCACAAGCGAAGACACAACACCAATTAGCCAAACCGACTTGCAGAACTATCGTGACCAAGCGCGTTCACAAGCAATGTTCTACACTCAAAGAATGGTTGACTATTTGTGTTTCAATCAGTCGGACTTCCCAGAGTACACGACGAACACAACGCAGCAAATATGGTCACAAACAAATGTGTATCCTTCGAACGCTTTCGAGATTAGCGACGGACGCGATAGACTACCTTATGAATACAGACGACGCGGTTTAGGTTGGTTGAGATAAACTAAAATAAAAACGAATGGCTACAAGGGGACGCAAGAAGAATTTGACAATGCACAAGATTTACGAAGAGAAATTTCGTAAGTATCTTGCAAAGAAAGAGAAACAAATAAAGAAACTGAAAAATGAAAGTTAACGCTGAAGGTTACGCGCTACTCAAAAAGTTTGAAGGATGTCGTTTGAAAAGTTACCTCTGCCCTTCTGCTGTATGGACGATAGGTTACGGAAACACCTTCTACGAAGACGGAACGAAGGTCAAAGAAGGCGACGTAATCACACAGGCAAGAGCGGAGCAATTAGCGAAAAATGTCATTGATAAGTTCGCGGTATCCGTTCGTGCATTGATAACTCAAACGCTTAACGAGAATCAATTCAGCGCGTGTGTTTCGTTAGCTTACAACATTGGAGTGGGTGGCTTCAAGAAGTCGTCTGTATTGAGAAAGGTAAACGCTAACCCAAACGATCCAACAATAGCAGATTCTTTTCGTTTATGGAACAAAGGTGGCGGAGTAATTCTCAAAGGTTTGGTTCGTCGTCGTGAGGCTGAAATTGAATTGTACTTTAAGTCATGAACACAGAAACTGAAATAGCTTTGATACACGAACAACTCCAAGAAATGGACAAGAAGATTGACCGTATTTACAACGTGTTAATCGGTGACGACGAAATGAAAATTGAAGGTCTTGTTAGCAAGGTGCAGAAGCACGACAAGTACATTCAGAATCAAAGGTTGCAGGTCGCTCGTTTGGGTGGTATTGCAACGGCTGCTGGTGTGGTTGGTGGGTTAATCGTTCAATTCGTATTGAAGTTTTTATGAAGGACAAGTTGAAGGTGTGGCTTAAGGAATTGCTTACCTCTTCAACCAAAGTAAGTTCGAAACGAATTGTTTCTATATTTGTTACAATTAACTTAATCGTTTTGAGTTATATTGCAACATTCACATATCACGTTTGTCCCATTGCGATGTTTGACACACTCGCGCTTCTGACAGGCGGTTTGTTTGGAGGAACAGTAATTGAACGATTCACAAAACAAAAATCAAATGGCGAGACCAAAGAGCGAAGCGCGGAAGATAGCAGCGGAGATTTGCAGTAAGTTTCCCGACGCACCTTCGCACTCTTTAGCAACAAAACTTTTTGAAGAATATCCAGAAGCGTTCGATTCGCAAGAATCTGCGCGTAATTACGTTCGTCGCGTTCGTGGTAAAATGGGAATGAAAAGTCGTAAACATAACACACAAAAAGAATTAATGGACACAGCACCAAGACCTTCCAACCCATACGCACTTCCTAAATCTTATTCAAAGAAACGTAGACACGTTGAATTGAAGGGCAATAAGTTTCTTATTCTTTCAGATGTCCATTTGCCTTACCAAGACAACGAAGCGTTGGAGTGCGCTATTGAAGAAGGATTGAAACAGGGGTGTGACGCAATCATTTTAAATGGTGACGCTTTAGACTGTCATATGATTAGTGACTTTGTTAAAGATCCACGCAAAAGAAAATTCAAAGACGAACTATATTCTATTCGTCAATTCTTAGCTTCACTTCGTCACACGTTCCCGAACGCAAATATCTACTACAAAGAAGGCAACCACGAGGAAAGATACTGGCGTTATATGCGCATAAAAGCGCCCGAACTATTCGACATTGATGCGTTCGACTTTCCAACACTTACCCATTGTGATAAACACGACGTGAAATGGATTGATGGAAAGAGTAAGTTAAACATCGGCAAACTTTCAATCTTTCACGGACACGAATTTGGAAAACAATTCCTTCCTTCTGTCAACGTAGCGCGTGGGTTGTTTATGAAGACAAAGGTGAGCGCATTGTGCGGACATCACCACCAGACAGCTGAACACAATGAGAGGGACGCTAACGGAAAATTTATCACTTGTTGGGGTGTTGGTTGCTTATCTGAATTAAGTCCCGACTACAACCCTTATTCGAAATATAATCACGGATTTGCAATAGTTGATAAAGGAAACAACGGAGCGTTCAGCGTTCACAATTACCGCATTCACGAAGGGAAAATCTTATGAGAAACAATCTATTATTTGCAGTCTTGCTTGTTTTGGGAACGTCTATTATTTGGACGGTTATTTGTTGGAATTGGTGGGGACGAAGTGTTGCAAAAAACGCAACAACTGAAATTCAGAAACAAGATAGCGTTATAAACTACAACGCTGGTGAGTACGATCGTTTACTTGCTGAACAAATAGAACTTTATAAACAATTAAGAACCTATGAAGACGCTCAATCTAAAGCCAAAACCACCTATCAAAGAACTCGTGATATTGTTCTTGTTCGAGATACTATTGTTCGCGTTGATGTTCTCCGTTTGGTAAATTCTTGCGATAGCGTAATTGCTTCCGATTCACTTGTAATTAACAACCTCAAAGAACAATTGAACATTGAAGGATTAAAGATTGACAACTTGCAAGAAGTGGTCGTTGCTTATGAACAGAAGGAAGACATCTTAACCGAAGAAATAAACAGTCTGAATGCTGAAAAGAAAAAGTTGGACAAACAAAAAAAGCGCAGAAACCACGCTTTAATCTTTACTTCTTCAGTAGCTGTTCTTTCTACTTTTGTTCTTTCAATTTTACTTTAGATTCGGGAACGTAGAACTTCAAAGAGAACTCAATTGCTTCACTTAAGAAAGTGTTGCGACTATTCTCTCCGCGTTTCTCGTCAATCTCGTTCCACAGGTCTTTGTGTAAGTAAACACATATTCCTTTTTTAGTTTTGCTTTCTGGCATCTTCTTCAATTTTAAGTTTCTTCAAATACAACGCAAGGTCTAAGGCTTCTTCATACGCGTGTTGAAGCCATTCAGAGCGCGTTAAATCAGTTCGGTCTAACGTTGTTCCGTACGTCTCCATTCCCTTCAATTCTCGCGCTTCTAATTCAGCAATAACTTGCGTAATTAAATTACTTTTCTTCATTCGGCTTAGACATCATTGAACCAATCATAAGCGCTAAATAGATTTTCTCCTTCGCGTTCAAGTCTTTCCGTTGTGAAAGTTCAAGGAGAATATCTCCAAGAATCTTTCCTTGTTGGAAATAGTTCGCGAGTGAATTAACAATTTCACGTTCGCGGTCGTAAGTCATTTTCAAAGACTCGTATAGTGGTGTATTTTTCATTGTGCTAATATAGTCAACCTATGCTAACCGACAACATATTGTCCGTAACTTGGATTGAGTTCGAAGTACATTCGCATCATTATCGCGTCGGCAACGTCGGGACTGATTCCTTCGCGGTTCTTGATAACGTCCTTCGGTGTGACTTGTAACTTTCCGTCAACGTCAGCGCGGTGTCGCTTAATCATTTCCAGCTCACGAACAATCTGTTCCTTGCGCGTACTTGATAGAATAGTGAGCCGATTCTCCTCTACATATTGAGCCAATTTGTAGTAACATTCGCTTTTCAAGTTTTGGTATTGTGGGTGTTTTGGTTTAGATCCGTTGACGAACCCACGACATTTCAAGAAGTCAACCACACCACCACCCACTCCGTCCTCATCACAGACTACGTCTTGCAATAAAATTGAATGTTGTTGACACGTTAAACGAATCTTGTTCACGACTTCGTCCAACGCTGCACGATTGAGTTCAATTATATCGATGATAGTTAGACCTTCCCAAACAATTATAATCGTTCTATCCTTCCCAAAACGCGCAATGTCGGCTGTGATATACTTCTTGCCTTCGTTTATTACTTCGTTCCTAAACATTCGAAGTAAATTCTCAGTGTTAAATAGTTTGTCGCTGTCGTCGTCGAACTCCCAGTTCCCTTCTAAAAGACGTTTGCGGTCGTATTCTGGAAGTTTCTGTAAGTTCTCTAAATAAGTCTGCGAAATATACGGGTTATCCGTTGGTAACGCTTGGACAAACGCACGGTCATTTCTTAATTCACCTTTCAAATTAGCGTAGTAAAAGTCATTATACAACCACCCCTTTGAAGGGTTACAAGTCATTAAACCCTTTGCTCTGTCATTAATCAATTTATAACGAACACGCGATTGCAAAATGTCAATACAACGCTTTGAAACTTCTGCAACTTCGTCAACGAAATAGTCTGTTATTTCAATCGACCCAAATCTCTGAAAGTCGGGGTCTGATGGCATATCTGCCAAGTCCATTAATATCGTTTGGCTTCCGTTGTACCACTTAATAACGTGGTCTTGTCCGTTGTATGTATAGTGAACGTTAGGTTTCAATCCGTGCAAAGTGCAAAGTTCAAAGAAGGTTTGCATTGTAGACAAGCGCAACTTCTTTAATTCAGCACGACCGATTAAACCCTTTGTCCCTGGGTATTTTAGTCTTCGTTTTATCTGCCAATCGCAACCGAGAAAAGATTTTCCACTAAACACACCGCCACCATACAAGACCTGTGCAATGGGGCTGTCTATTGAAAGCAATTCCAACGCGTACTTTTGTTTGTCGTGGTAAATTATTTCGGGCATTTCTGTAATTTATAAAACATTGCAAATTGGTTGTCTTGATTTGATTAATATATTTTCAATTTGGAACGCTTCATCTTCGTTCAACCCTGTAACAATTAATCTTACTTCATAAGTTGGAATAATTTTGATGTAATTAAACCAATTTGGATTTCTGCTTTTTTCTTGTTTTTGCCACGCTCTTTTTCCACTTCCTTTTCCAACATAAAAACACTCGTTAGTTATTGGATTGAAATGAGCATAAACATAAAAATCATTTTCGCTTTCAAAAGATTTGAAAAAATTGTACATTGTTTCAATTCTATTCTGAAGTATAGATGCACTGAAATTAGATTTTGAACCAACAGGTCTTCCGTTTGGATTACCAGACTGTCCTTTTTTATATCCCATTTTAAAATAGTGTTAGTTGATTTTCAACCACAGGACAAAGTTCGTCTTGAAGAATCTGAACAATGCGGTCGTATTTCTTCGCATCGTTGTTTTGCTTTACTTGGTGCAATAGCAATTCAAGACCAGCGTTGAACGCTTCGTCTTTTGTTTTGTATACGCAGTATTCAGCGTGGTAAATCAAAGGCTGCGACCAACCTTGATCCTGTCCTTTGAAACTAATTGAATAACTCCAATTTCCTTTCTGAACAATGGCTACATTGACCTGCGCTTCATAACCCTTTATACATTTGTAGGTGTATAAAATAGGGTTCTCGCAAACTCCGTGTTCATTGAATATAAATTGGTTCATTGCTTCGACAAATAAAGTTTGTAAAGTTCACGGAAGCCTTCGAACTGAATCGATTCTTTGAGCAATTGTCTTTTGCGGTCGCTCATTCGCTCAACCATTCCTTTCGAAAGTTGTTGTTCATTGAAGACAGTCTTTCTCGCCTTCGCTTTACACAGGTTGTATTCGTCGTCTGTGAAGGTTTCAGCCGTTATACGCTTACTTTCTTCGAGCCACCGCATCATTGACACACCGCGTAGTTCTAACGTGGTGTATTTGCCTTGTTTGAAACTGTCTATGTCCTCTTTCAACATTCGTCTCCAGCTGTCGTCGTTTACCGCCATTTCATTCTCTTTTATTAGTTCTGCTTTTTCCTCAATTGATTGCGCAATTTCACGCTGAATTTGTAGATTCGCTTTGTCGCGGTGTGGTTTGTAGTGAGTAAGTACGTCGCCTATAAACGAAACGCTCAACGCACCGAAGTGTTCGCATTTCTTTGACAGTTCATTCGCCGCGTTTAGTTCAAATGCAAGGTTGAAGTGTTCAAACGTAACCCAACGAAAGTGTTTACCTATAAATTCATGAAGCATTTGAAGTAATTGCGCTTCGGGTAACGCTATTCCGTACATAGCGCACACCTTAGAACAAAGTTTAACGAATGTCGGAAGGTCGTAGTCGGCTACAAATGCGCTTTCGCGTTCTGCTTTGTCAACCCTTTGTGTAATGCTGAGCGTCGTTGTAGATGCGTTGCGCAGCATCGGAATCGAATTTTCCATTTTTGATTTTTGTTGTTTGGTTTGTAGTTACAAAGGTAGTTAAGTCCCACTTACGCACGGCCGCCTTCCAATCTTTCATCGCGTTGCGTCCAACCTTCCAACCGTTTGCTTCGTAGTGTGCATGAAATTTCTCGGTAAATTTAAGCGCGTCGTCGTTGCTTAGTTTCTCACAAGCGTATTCGTAGATTTCGACAACTGTTGGCTTCTTAAATGACGACTTCTTTTCTTTCGTCGTGACTGGAAGGTTAGCCTGTGGAACGGATAAGCGAATGATAATATCGTTTATCTTTTGGTCTTGTTCCTTTATTTGCGCTTCGAGTGTTTCAACTCGTTTCTTTAATTGTAGTATTAGCATCATTGTTTATTTTTTAATCGAACCAAAATTCTCCAGACGCTTTTGCAATCTGTTCCTTTTCCATTTGAAGTGCTTGTTTATATAAATCTTGAATAAGTTTATCGGTTAAATTTAAACTCTTATAGTTCTTTAACTTTTTGTAAAACCATTCAACAGCAGTTTGTTCTTTTTCCATAGTTATTCAGTATTCGTCCCTTTCCATATCAGCGTCCTCTTCGCGTGTACATTCGTAGCAAAGACCGATTTCGTCTTCGAATAGTTCCTGCACGTCGCTGTCGTCCCAGTCACGATATTTTCTGTTTGTTCTTTTGATTTCTGAAATGCGTTCTTCAATTTGGTCTGAATCGCAATAACGGCAATAGTCGCTCATACATTTTTGATTTTAAGGTTTATTTGATTTTAGATTTCTTTTTAAGTGCTAACTCTTTCTTGTATTCAATATGCTCGACAAACTTACTAAAAAATATCATAGGTTTAGCATAACCAATCTCACTTAATAAATAACAGATGCGTTCAACGTTCGAACGATATTGTCTGTCCCATTCAACTTGCGCAGACGCTTGGTTGATTCCGTGCAGGATTGTCGCGTGGTCTTTCTTGTAGCGGTCGCCAACGTTCTTCAACGACAACAAATAGCAAGGACGAACAAGGAAGAAAATGATTTGTCGTGCGGTTACTATCTCGCGCTTTCTTGTTGGCGAATACAAAGCCTGTGAGGGAACACCAAGAACTGAACACGTCACGTCTTCGAGTGCGCTCCAGAACATATCTCTTTCGTTCTCCATTTCCTGTTGTTGTTTAATTTGATCCGCAGTTAACCTTTCGTATTTTGGGATAATCATTGTCCAAAGCAATTCGAATCTTTCCATATGTCGTAAAGGAATCATCTCTGCAACCTCTTGTCTTATTTGTTCGTTAGTCATTTTCTTCGTTTATTAAGATTGTTGGTGTAAAGGTTGAAAAAACTTCTTCGCGTGAAAGTCCTGTGTGAAGGCAAATGTTGTTGAAGTCTTTGATTCTCATTCGCTCTGGATGTGCGACGTAAAGACGTGCTGTCGGGTCGCTGATGCGAAGAACGTTCTTGAAGTTGTTCATTGTCTTAAAATTCATCTTGACAAGTCTTCCGAATGGTGTTGAATAGATTTGTTTGTTCATTTCTTTAATAGTGGTTTAATCAACTGCTCTTTCTTCTTATTGGTCGCGTGGTTTGTTCCGCGTAGTTCTGGGTTATGTTCCTTAACCAATCGCGCTATTCGTGTGATGTTGTCCGCGCTTACATATTTACCGCTTTCGTACATCGCGAAGAAGTTGCTTGTGATGTCTTTGCGTTCTTCGAACTGTTGTTCCCAAACTTTTACACAAAGTGCTTTGTTGTTATTGCGAAGCGTCTTATACTTTTTGAGTAGATTCTCAACGCGCTTTTCAAGTGATATTAATTTTTTCATTGTATGGTTTATTGTACATTAAGTGTAATAAAAGGGCATTATGTCTGAGATAACACCCTTTTATAACACATTATTCATTTAGAATGGAAGGTCGTCTTCGTTCTCTTGTGGTTGAACTAACCCGCTTTTTTCGAGCATTGCCTTCGCCTTGTTCATTTGATCCGCAGAACGCTCCAAACGTTTGCTAAATTCAGCCGATGAACTCACTTTGTTTTGCAACCACTCTGGAAGCATCTTGAATCTAAGGTCAAAATCTTCGCTGTCGTAGTCTAAAAGAAATGCTGCGTTCACCTGTGGTGGGCAAGACATTCCTTTCGCAAGTGGTGACGCTCCCTTTAAGTCTGCGTAAGTGCGCCCTGTGTTCGCTGTGCGGTGCATTACGCTCACCATTGCTTCTTTGCCGAGTAATGTTCCAATGTCGAATCTGTTCGCTTCTCCGTCGCTCATTGCCTTTCCAAGCCACGATTGAACAAAGGCGCGTAAGCCACTCTTTTCGTGCATAGACAAAGTGAAGTCACGACCAATAGAAAACGGTTGTTCGCCTTTGCCGAAGTCAGCTGTTTCAAGTGGCAATTCAAAGACCAGGCGAACTTTGTTCACTAACTTTTCTTCACCTTGATAAGTGTCGACGATTGTTCCAATGTGAATGATTTGGTAGCAACGTGCGACGTGTGTACCTGCGGGTACTGTTTGACCTCCGCTGTTGTTGTTGTTGTTTTGGGCAATGATGCTCATGTTGTTGTTGTTTATTTGTTGTTGATTTATATATATTTCTAATTTGTTTGCGAGTTTCGCTTCTTCGTTTTGCCAGAACCATTCGTTGGCTGACATCTGTTCTTCCTCGCTGATTCGCTTGTAATAACCCATTTTAGATATGGTCTTGAAAGATTCGGTAGTCGAACTCGAAAATGATTCCATCCTTCTTCAATCTAACGTAGTGAATGTCGAATAGCGGTTCATCTTTGCGGAAGAAACGTCCAAGTACGTCGAAGTCGAAGATGTTTCCTTTTTCGTCTTCAAACTTGCGTCCTTGGTTCTCGTGAAACCAACCGTTGTCGTGTTCGAAGTTTCGTGCGATTACTTTAATTTCTTCGTTAAGACGCTTAACGTCGTCCATTGAAAAGTGATAAGTGATTTTTGGATTGTACATTGATTTGATTTTTAGTGGTTACAAATGTATTCAATTAATTGATCGTTCCAACGCGCTTCCGAAAGTTT